ATATTTGACCTGATGATGGTAACGCCATACTACTGACCTTTCAGTGCAGAGACTTCCGCTTTCAACTCTTTGACAGCTTCTACAAGCAAGCCGATAAGCTGGTCGTACTGCACAGTCTTATATTCGGTCTTGTCATCTTCGCCCATCTTGAGTGGCAATGTGCTTTCAGTGATTGCGCTAGGAAGAACCTTCTCAACCTCTTGGGCAATGACACCCGCAGATTTCTTACCATCAGCAGTGTATGTGAAGGTGTAGCCGTTTAGCTGTGCAACCTTATCCAGAGCGCCATCAATCTTAACGATGTCAGTCTTGAGGCGTTCATCAGAGACTGTAGTTGAGTAAGCAATGACGTTGCCATCAACGTGCAAATCACCGTCATTTTGCAGAAGCATGTCCGTATTGCCATCAAGAACAAACTCTATCTGGGTAGTGCCGACATTGATGTAATCGTTGGTGTCACGACCAATTACCCAAGCCTCACCACGCAAGTCACCGCCGTTGATTGTTCCGTTGACTGTGATTCCGCTGGAGGTGGTTTGGAATTTTAGCGAGTTATTGAAATAAAGATAAACACCATCATCATGCGCAAAATACGCCATAGTTTCAGTACCGTCATACTTTTGAATATAAGTACCTGCACTTGAGCGAATGGATAGATTACCTGTGCCAGCTTCACTTATAATACTTTGAGTACCATCATGATAAATCTGGAGGTCATTAGAATTTCCAAAATTAGCCTTGGCGTTGTCGTTGAGGGAGATGCTATCCGAAGCCATTTCGCCTGTGACTGTTACACCATTGCTTTTTGTGGCGAGTTTGGTGCCACCATTATACATAAGGCTTGTTGCGCCACCATTGATGGCTGAAATCATATTCTGATTGTCGGCAGCATTGTTTACATAAAAGTTACCCGCAGTAATAGTCAGGTTGCCTTGACCTGTGTCTGAAATATAGCTGTGCGTTCCACTATGGTAAATCTGTAGGTCAGACCCTGCGCCGAAGATGGCTTTATCGTTGTCACCGAAGGACAAATCACCCGTCATGCTGTCGCCAGTGACGGCAACAAAGTCTGTGGCTGCGGCGGTGGCGGCTGTTCCAAGAGTCGGAGTGCCCGACAAGTCACCATAAGCACCAGAAGTGGCAACAGTAGCCAAGTCGCCCGGTTGAGTTGCGCTGTCAGCTAGTGTGCCTTGAGCAGCGGTAGCGTAGTCTGTAGATGCTGTAGAGGCCGCAGTTCCCAGTGTGGGAGACCCAGATAGATCGCTATAAGAGCCAGTGGTTGCAACAGTGGCCAAAGTGCTAGGGTCAAATGGGGATGGAGTCCCAGATAGATCGCTATAAGCGCCAGAGGTTGCCACAGTCGCAAGATCGCCCGGTTGTGTAGCTGAAGCAGCTAAAGCGCCTTGTGCAGCAGTAGCGTAGGCTGTGGAGGCTGTGGTTGCCGCAGTGCCAAGGCTATCAATGATTGCCCCATCAGCTGCCACATCTCGGCCATCTACAGTCCCCGTAACTGTAATATCACCAGTAACGTCTATGCCTGTGCTAAAGTTTACATTGCTGTAGAAGGTGCCGCCGTTGCTGGATGACACCATATCGGCTGTTGTAAAGGTCTTGAAGGCGACTACATTCAGTTCATCGTTCACTACAGTCGCATCAGTAAGAACAATTGTTGTACCATCAGTAGCGGTATAATCAGTTCCAGCCTCAAGTATCACACCGTTTAGGATGAGAATGAGGTTATCCTGTGTGTATGCAAGTGTATTACTATTGTCGTCGCTACCAGAAAAAGAAGTCTGCCCAGCAGTCGCTGTAAACGCAAAGTTAGTTAAAGAAGCACCACCAGCAGCAGAGGCAGCAATCCATTCTGTACCGTCCCAGATGAACATACCGCCCGAAGCACTGTTATAAAATAGTGCGCCAGTGGCCAATGCGTTACCGTCATTATCAACGGTCGGCTCTGAGGCTTTTGATCCAAGGTAGGTGTCATCAAACTGATCAAAGATAGCCGCAGCAGATGAAGCACTGGATGCGGCAGCTACCTGTGAGTTACTCGCAGCCACCTGAGAGGCCGCAGCAGCAACCTTGGATGCCTCGGCAGCCGTGGCACTTGTAGATGCCTCCCCAGCCTTAGTCGTTGCTATGCCAGCCTGAGTTGTGGCTGTCGCGGCGCTTGTGGAAGCATTAGTCTCTGCGGTCTCCGCAGCAACCTTTGCGGCCTCAGAGGCAGTCTTCGCTGTCTCACTAGCGGTTTGGGCTGTCTCAGCATTGGCCTCTGCGGTCTCAGCAGCAACCTTAGCCACACCAGAGGCCACGTTAGACGCTTCAGATGCAGCAGCGCTAGTGGCGCTCTCAGCTGCTTTGGTGGAGGCTGTGGTGGCGCTAGTGGCCGCAGCATTCTGGGAGGATAAAGCAGCGGCTGCACTGGCGGCAGCATTGGTCTCTGCTGTTTCCGCAGCAACCTCTGCGGCTCCAGAAGCCACCTCAGATACACTGGCTGCGTCACGGGCAGTCTCTGCTGCGGTCTTGGCTGTTTCTGCGGCGGCCTTAGCGGCCTCAGATGCAACTCTGGATGCCTGTGAGGCAGCGGCAGAGGTGGAGCTTGCTGTGGCACTAGTTGCGCTCTCAGAAGCCTTTGTGGTGGCTGTTGATGCAGAGGCTGCGCCAGATGATGCTGAGGTTGCAGAGGCAGCAGCAGAGGCAGCAGCAGCAGCTTCAGAGAGGGCCGCTGCGTTCTTGCTGTCTTCAACCGCAGTTATGTTGCTAGGGGCTACTGGATCAACATCTGTGTTGTCAGGAGTTACACCAGTGCCGCTGTAGAAAGATGATGATGCCATTAGTTACCTCAGTCCTCGAAATTAGATGTTGGCCGCATTGTTGAGGCCATGCCAGATGTCTCACCAGTGTCGGCTTGCCCCTGGATCTCGGACAAGAAGTTGCCAGATTTACTTTCAAACAACGGACCACGTTCATCGAGGAAATAGTCGGAAGCATATGAGAGTGCTGTGTATGTCAGTAGATCTGAAGCAATTTTAGTTATTACATTTGTGCTAACGTCAGTAGCGAGCTCATCAAATTCGGCGTAATAGTTCAGATAAACCTGGCCTGACGAAGGCATAGGGAACAGCTTGATCACCTCACGTTCCCTGGTGAAGTAGATGGGGTTTCCACCCTGACCTGTAGATTGCAGCTGTGCCATCTCATGCATAGGTATACGAACCAAGGCGCGGCCTGCGTATTGGAGGTCTATAATCTCCAGGAGGTTTGAGGGTATGACAATCTGACTGACTGCAACACCAGAGGTGATTGAGTAGGACTGTTGCTTCTCCATAGATGGTATGCGGAGTAAACGCTGTATCCTGGTCATAGCCTGGTCAATGAAGGTATCGGCCAAAGCATCAGTGCAGTCGCTACGGTTCAAAAGAGCAATAAAGTGTGCCCGGATTTGGCCTTTGTTCATTCTGCTATATCCTCTTATCGGTCGTCATGAATGCAGTCAGATCTTGTTCCTGGAGACGCTTGACGATCGCTGCGCCGGTCTCTTCGTAAACATTGAAACCTTCACGCAACCATTGCTCTGCAACTACGGTTGGTATTGACGCCACACGCATATAGTCACCCTCGAGCCGAGTGGTGCTTTCATTACGGGCATCCTTCAGGTCATCTAGAAAAGCCTGGGAAATGTTCTGGGTGTGTTTCTTGACCAGGTCAAAGCCTTGAGTCAGGAAGTCAGTCTGCACACCGTGCAGTTTGGTCTCTTTAGTCATTTAGGGGGTATCCTTGGGAGGTTAGGTGAGGACGCCCAGGTCCCCAGGAAAAGGAGAGCAAAAGTCCTGGGAGTTAGGGCGTCCTCGCACGGGCCTTAGGAAAGGCCGGTGATCTTCACACTGTCCGCGAAGTTACTGTGTTTACAGGAATATTCGCCGACCACCATATGGCGATCTGAGTCACCTTGCTTGGCTAAAAGTGTGCGTGTGAACGGACGCAGTACGCATGTTTTGAACATGGACGGGTCGATCAACAGGGCGTGTGAAGTCTCTAAGTGTCTGTTAAGAACCACTTTATATTCGCCATAAGGCGAGACATAGAGGTCTATCACATTCACGAGGGTCTTACCCTGGGCGACTTCACGGTTGCGACCAGCAGATGCTGAGAAACCGGCAACGATTTGGGCGTCAGCTGGTTTGATCATGAACACTGACGGATCAGAACCATTGTTGAACGCTGTTTGGCCAGCTTCAAGCAATTTCGCCTCTGTAAGGGCGTCCGCTGCTCCGGCACCGGCATCAACAGCAGTAGAGATCTGGTTGATCAGTGATGCCATTTTACGAGCTGTGGAAGACGAACCAGCGACAGCTGCTTGGTCAACACCAACAAGGCTGAACTCCAAATCGCGCTTAATGCTCTTGAGAGTTTTACCAAGTTGCAGCGCAGTTTCCTTGGCTCGGCCATAGGTTTTTACCGCATCAGCAGAACCAGAAATACGGAAGGTTTCTTCCAGGATCTGGGTGTTGTTGGTACGCTCAACGATGTCGATCAGAGTGATATCTGCGGCATCTGCGCCCTCGACCTTAGCGTTAGACGCTGCGGCGCGGAGGCTGTCTTCGAGGAATGAGAACGTCCGTGCGGACACTTTCTCAGTCTTCGTCATTGTCAGCATAGGCGTATCTGTGGGAGTAATATCTGAGAGGATATTGGAAACGTCCTCGGCCTTACCGACCTGAGAATAAGTTGTGTAAACAGTCATTTGAATGGCTCCTTGCCGTTTGACTATGAGTTACAACTTAGCTTTCCCAACGTGATAGGAGCATCTCAGCGATATCATCCATGTCACCATTCCGACTTCTGTTTTCACGGACACGCTTGGACGCAGCAGATTGCTTACGAGCATTGATGTCCGAGGTAGAAGGTGGTGCCTTCTTCGATCGAAGGACCTTCCCCTTAGCTGTTTTGACGTGCATCGCCTTTGCCTTCTTAGTACCGGCAGCAGCTTTGCCCTGGTCATACAGACGGGCCTTGTTAAGGAGAGTGATGACATTGGGGTCAACGTATTGGTCAACCTGTTCTCTTGGGAGACCGACAGAGACAGCGTATTCACGGATGTCATTGTACAAAGCATTTCCCCAATCCGGGATAGTCTCTTGGAGCGTTTTGATACACTCCTGAGCCATCTCCTGGCGCTGGGCTGCCTGCTTTTGTTGCACTTCCTGGTAGAAAGAGCTGGACTCCTCCTTCAGGAACTTGAGTTCCGCTTCAGCTTCTGAGGCTTCCCGGCGTAGTGCGGAGAAATCCTCAACCGACATAGTCCTGGACGCAACGAGCATGTCGAGGTCCTGGTAGGGCTTATATCGGGTTTCTGCCCGTTCTAAGAGCTTCTGATAACTGAGATCCGTCCGTTGCAAGGCATCGTCTGCCTCTTTACGTTTGGATGCTAAGTCTTGAGACTTTCGAGTTAAAGATGCTTCCTGACCATAGAGACGCTTCAGATCCTTCAAGGATGCCTGTTTGGTTTCTCCATCGACTTGGATGTCAACAAGACTGTCGTCCGACAGTTCAGCTTCGTCAGCCTCGCCATCATCGTCTTCATCGACTTCTTCATCGTCTGGTTCACCTTCATCAGGGTCCTCATCCGTTTCTTCGTCTTCCTCTTGGTCTTCATTTTCATCTTCTTCATACTCAGCTTCGGAACCCTCTGTCTCTTCTACAGGTTCGTCAGCTGTCGCCTCTATTTCCTCATCGTCAGATAGGCTTGCGCCGTCTGTCCAGCGGTCTAGGATGGCTTCTGCTGCTTCATCGACATCGTCGTAGGCAGCGAAAGAAGTAGCTTCATTTTGGACGTTATTCATGGTCCAGCTCCTCTTGGCGGGTGTCGCCTTTCGCAAGTATCTCATCTTTGATGGACACCTGTTGTTTCAGTGTTTCAACCACGTCTACCAATGCTCGATAGTGGTTGTACGCTAACTCTCGGTCTGAGCCCTGGTCGGGCTTAGTGTTAACGAAAGTCTGGAATGATCGCTCGACCAGGTTATTGACTACCTGGTTGAACGCAGGTTGAGACAAGACGGCCTCAGCCGCCTCGCCAGTTTCAACGAGTTGCTCTTCTTCGTTCATGGTTGCTCTCTTTAAGATTGGCTAAGTTAGCCGGTTGGTGATGCGATACCTCTGACATCATCAGCGTTACGCAGGATCTCAAGCTCGGCCATATCGGTCATACGCTTGTGCTCCAGCTGCGCCTCTTTCAGATCGGTCGCATCAGATTGTATTGCGAAGCCGCGTTCAGCCTTGGTCGCTTCAAGTTCAAGTTTGAGTTGTGCGATTTGTGCGTCCATTTGCTGCTTGAGCTCCGCAATCTGGGTTTGTCTCTCCTGAAGTTCCAGCTGTTTCTGCTGCATCTGCATCGCCATCTCCTGGGCCTGGTCAGGCTGAGGTGGTGGGAGTTGCTCAGGGGGAGTCAGGTAGTCCGCGACATTCTTGATGCCGTTGTTCTCCATGACATGAGACATTAACTTATATTGGTTCTGAGGTTGATACATCGTGGACAGAACAGGGTCCTGTGACATCAAACCATGTAGTGCCAGGTATTTCTGGGCTTCTTCAACCTGCTCACCATAACCGAGGTGCATCTCAACAACCACGTCACGTTTTGATCCCCATTCCGCCGGGGAGATTTGGACATAGTTGCCTGCAAGCTCGACGATCTTCTCTTCCGTCTCATGCTCGATGACCAACTTATAGATCATCTGGTACAGAGGCTTCAGGAAGTTATTGGCAAAGTTCCGAGCGATAATCTTCTGCCGCTGCTGTGACATAGTTGCCAGCTGTTCAACCATTGCGGCTGAGTTCTGCTTGCTGATGGCATCTTTGTTAAGGCCCTGGCTAAGACGGGAGACGCCTGTGGTGTCTTCTTTGTCGTCATCCAACATGGCCAACGTCTGGAACACAAACGGGTTCAAAGACGCCTGGGGCATAGGCATGATCGCATCTGGGCGTGACACATTCACAATACCACCAACGCGGTTGTCAATCAGTTCACGCGGGTTGGTGAGACCACCTTTGACAACCATATAACGCGGGTTGTTGGTGATCATTGTGTGATCGAGGATCGACCGGGTCAGTACAGTCCGGGCATTCTGGATTGGGATAACCTTCGATGCGAAGTTGTTACCAAAGAATGCGTGAGGAATAGGAAGTGGGACAAAGGCCACAAAGGGGCGCATCGTTGTAGCTTCCATCTCCAGGATCACGTTGCCTGCTTTGACAACCCGGTACAGCTCGGCAACGCCGGTGGCCTCTGGGTCCATCATGACATAGCACTCATAGACAGTCACAGTGCGTACCTGGTCCTGGTAACCGATGTTTGAGAACCCACGGCTGGTGCCTACTTCTTCATGGCGTGAAAGGACCTCACCGTCTGTGTCCAGGTCTACATCTGAGTGGTCACCAATGTTCTCGATCTTCTTCTCATCGTACCCCATCTCACGGAGCTCTGAGATTGTTTTGTTAGTACGGTGTGCGCAGAAGTTTACGCTTTCAAGATCCTTACTTTGGGCCTCGATGATAAACTCTTCTGGGCTAATACTCTCGATGCAAATCTTCGATGCATCTGAGGTCACCCGTAGCTCTCCCGAGTATAGACCTGCCACGTCCTCAGTAATCTCTTCGATCTCGACGTTATCCTGGATCAGGATTTCGTCTAGCTCTTCCTCAGTGAGGTCAGTGACCTCCTCGATGTGGCTTTCTTCACCATAGTAGTAAAAGACTTTGGCGATACCCGCCCGAGCTATCAGGCCATCGTGGATGACTGTCTGCATGATCTCGAATAGGTTGTTTTGGCGGTTTGCAACGTAGTCACAATACTCAGTGGCTATCTCAGCAATAGGCTGGTCGTCCGCGTTCTGAGGTGCAAATCGAACGGTCTTGAAGCCTGTAGAGAATGTCTCCAGCAAAGCAGCTTTCATGCTCTCTACTGTATCGTAGACATCCATCGAAACATATTTGGAGTTCCCATCGTGGGCTGGCTTTGGGAGGACTGCATTATAATAATCCATGACGCGCTTACGCTCACGCGATAGCTGGCTGTCGTAATAGCCTACGCTGCGGCGAATATTGTCATCCAGGAGGGCAACAATGTTGTCGTCTTCTAGTTTCTTATAATCTTTCTTATTCATGATTAAACCATTTCGATATAGTAAGCGTCAGACGCTTCAATTGGTTCCCAGGCACCCTCATGGATGTGGTTAGCTAGTGCCAGAGACATGACCGTGTCGTCAAAGCAGCCACCCTCCGCTTCCATGCCGCCCGTAGGGGTAACAATGTAGGTTAACATCTCACGGATTGTGGTCTTATCGTTTAGCTCGATCTCTCCCTCGCGGACGTTTGCCCGGAGTTCATCGATGATCAGTGGCTTGGTTTTGGACGTTGTTGTGAAGCCTAATTTCATGGTCTCTCGATCGGTCAGCTTGTCTACCTGGACTTCAGTAAAGAAGTTTGGATAGGCCATATCTTTACCCAGGCGAGTACAGGTTAAGATGCCGTGAGAGTTGTTCTCCACAATGATATAAGCAAAGTTAAACAGCTCACCTAACTTGTAGAGGACCTCAGCAAAGTAGTCGGGATGAACTTGGGCACGATAGGTCGCAACTTGGCGCTTTTTGCTGTCGAGGATCTGGGCGACTGAGAAGTCACCTCCTCTGACACCCATCGCAACATCAGCACCGATCGTGTATTTCTCACCAGGGTCGATCGTCTTGTATAGGGTAAGCTCACCTCGGGTATTATCGATCCATTCACCACCCTCTAGGGCCATACGCTGTGTTGGATCAGGAGCTTCATCTAGGCTCTTCTGGAGCCCCTCTGGGTTGAAGACAGGCCGCCCGGTCGTCAGGAAGGCTTCTGAAGGCTCTGCGGGATATTCTTGACGATAAAGATCTATGCCGTTCTGGGCGATCTTACGCCGCCGAAACATAAGTTGCTCATCGTCTAGGTCGTACTTGGCAACCAACTCTTCTTCTTCAGGTGTTGGCTCAAAGTTCTCAGGGACAGGCTCCCTATATTCAGGGTCGAGAAACCAGGGGATAAACACCGGCACATAGCCATTGGTGCCATCAACAGCACCTTTCCATAAATCATAGAAGATACCACTGACGCCGTTAGCTGTACTCTCAACGAAAATAGCAGTGCCAGGCTTGTTAGGGACCGCCTGGGTCATACCGTTCCAGTTCTCCAGGGCCGTAGACTTTTGCCAGAACGCAAGCTCGGAGGCGTGGACGTGCGTAAGGGTCTCACCTCGACCAATGCTCTCACCACCGGCGGTGGCAACAACAAATGAACTATCCAAGACATCAAATGTAAGTTCCCGGCGGGAGCTGTACTTTGTGTGCGGCTTCAGGAGCTCTGGGCAGTTGTCATGGTATCGTTTGGTCATGTCGAAAAGCGCACGGGTGCTGTCTGAGTGGTGCGTGATGACCATCGCTTTACAGGCTTTGCGTTGCGACACGTTGAAATACAGATAGCCACCAACGTGGGTCGAGAGACCTTGCTGCCGGGCCTTCAGGATGATGATACGCACCTTACCCTCAGACGCCATCTGCTTCTCTACAGCCTCATGGAGGATGCGCTGGGCAGGCTTGAGTTTTAGGGGTTGGATGTCACCATCCTTGGTGCGGATCTTGAGTGCAGACTGCGAATAGAAACTAAAGTCGTCGTATAGTCTCTGTCGAACTTGTTTAAGTCTCTTGTCCATCTTCGATTTGCTCTTCTTCTGGGGTGGCTACTAGGAGCGACTCCAGGAAGGCTTCAGCTTTGCCGATGGTGACTTCGCTCTTCGCAGCTGGTTTGGTTTTAGTGAAATCCAGGACCATCCTGGCAGCTGTTAGACGGTCCCGGTTTTGACCAGGTTCGCGCATGATCTCTACAGCAGCCCGTAGGGCCTCGATCGCATACACGTCATCAATTTCGTTCTCTTTTGCCATGATCGTTACGATCCTCTCTGCGTCTTCTTTGGCCCTCTTGCGGATAGGCTCAATTGCAGCAGCTGTGTAACCATCAGGAGTACCCTTGGGTCTGCCGCCTTTATTCTTTCGATTTGCCAGCATCTGACGGAACTTTTCGCGTCCCTCGGGTGTTTGATGCTGTCTTGCTATTGGGTTTGTTGCTATCGGCCTTGCCTTTTGGGCTTGCTTTGGTGGCCTTGGTGCTTTCTTTCGCGGCTGGTTTGGTGCTCCCATCCATCGTCTCCAATATACTGTTTATGATTGAGAGCGTGAGGCGAGACTGAGGACAGAAGACTGGCTCAGGTACGCTCTTCCGTATCTCCCCAAAGATAACCAGGCGCTGGGCTTCAGACAGAAGATGTGAGTGTTTTACATCCTCAATTGCCCGTAGGATTGGAACCAGGTCCAGTGCGGTTTTATTCATGTTGCTCTCCAAAGAAAAAGAGGCCCCCGAAGGGACCTCATTAGTTTTACGCGGAAAGGGCACCCATACCCGGAGGTGGGGGACTTAGAGCACCAGGAGGCATCTGCATCCTCTGCTTCTCTTCCTCTTCTTCAGCCATAGCCTGGGCCAACATAGCCATGACCGTAGCCATGACGATAGCAGCTGGGTGGTTGAAGAATTTGACCTTGTTGTTACCAGCGTTGTTGAATTGTTGCCTGATAAGGGCAGCCGTCTTAGGCATAACGGCTTTCGCCAGCTTAGGGTTGATCAGGTAAACCAACACGGGATCAACAGCCAACTCGCGTACACTCTGCATGTAGTTAGTGTAGTAGTCAGCCTGCTCCTCACGGTTGGCCACGCCTGTGTCTACCTCAGCTTGGGAGATTTGACCGGCATCAAATTGCTTCTGGTAATAACCCTTCCAATCCTTGAGATTGTCCGACAACTTACGAACTTCCCGTACCGCATGACGCTGCGAAGGATCTTTGGTTGTGTAAGTATCCACATTCAACTGGAGATTATCTATCTCAGCCATGATGTCGGCGTCACCCGTCTGTTCCAATAGGGGTCTCATAGCACTACCAGCAAAGGATCCCATGGGTGCCCGGTCACTTTCCCCGGTCAGGGGGTTGGTAAACAGGGTGTCTTCAACCTGAGAACCATTCAGATCTAAGGGGCTCAATGTCATCCCATGGGCAATCTCATGGATCAAATCAGAGAGAGCTTGGATGTTACTTACGGAACCGCCGTCATCCAGCATAGCTCCTGGGTTGAGACCAAAGACAGTGCCTTCTGCACCTTTTCCGCCTGTTTCAGGACCCTTCCGATAGAACGAGGCAACCGCAGTGGGATCGCCAGATCCATATGCAGCAAGCCGCGAGGCATACATCTCTCCCTGGCTGTCAAATAGACGGACAGTGATGCCCAGGGTGTGTGCCAAGCTCAGAGCCTGGTCGATAGACTGGATCCCATTCTCTTCTGGGGTTCCACGTTTGCCAACCTGGAAGGTCGCTTTTACCTGGGGGACAAACTTCTTGACCGCTGCGAGGGCTACCCTTGCGAGAGTGCGCCCTTTGGAGGCCCCGCCATCACTGGACCTGGGTGTTCGTCCACCAGCTGGCCCAGGGGGGCTGAGGAGGGCTGGTTGGGTGCTGTTGTCGGCTGCTGCCTGAGATCCATCAGGCCCTGTATAAAGTCTCCCATCTTGTCCTTCGGGACCTGGGATATTATTGATGGCTCCGCTTCGCTCTGATGCGGGGAGTGCTTCTTCAATTTGCTCATTTGTTATTCCTTCCTTTGTGGCAAGCATCTTAGCAGCATCGAGGTAGTCGTTGTCAGACCCCCGACCTGGTGCTACGCCACCTTTTCTGAATAATTGCTTCTCTGGATACCACATAAGGGCCTGGAAGTCAGCTGTCGATATATCTATTCCTATTTCTTTCAGTTTAGATATTGCCTCTTTTGTTACAGACCGCATGTAAGAACGCTCACCTGCATTCTTTGGTTGCGCTTGTAACTGGGGAACCATGTTTTTTACCATAGTTCCGGTGGATTTAAATAGTTGAGGCTTTGGCGGTTTAGCTTTAGGGTTTTGCTTCTTAGATTTACGGAAAAACGCCTGATATCTTTTGTCTAGCTTAGACACAAAGGCATCTAAGGTTTCGTCATTCTTTAGGTCTGACTTTTTAAGACCCATATCCGACATCGTCTCTTTAACCAGTTGTTTTCCAAAGACATCAGCAGACGCCAGCTCGGCTCTTATTGTTGACCTGTTTTTATCTAAATCCTTCAGGTCTTCAAAAGCACGGCCAGTAAGTCTATTCCACATACGCATCCACCAGATATCCATTGTCAGTGGGTCATAGTTACCTCGGATGTTCTGGTAGAAACCTTGGCCAATCTTAGGGCCTACAATGTAAGATCCTTTGACTATTTCGGACGCACCCTCAGATGAAGGAACAGTGATATCCGTACCATACTGGCTGTTGAACTGTCCGATATATTTAGTCAAATCACTGACGGTAAAATCGGAGTCCAGGAAGTCACGCATTGGCACATTCTGACCAGAATCCTGGTAAGCGTTAAAGAATGAGAAGGCATCAACCATAGACTGGTTGCGTTCCCCACCTTTTATCCATGTGTCTGTAGGCATACGTCCAGTATCCATAAACTCACGGAAAACCATCATTGCGTATTCAAAGTTGTCCGCAACAGCCTGGCCGTTGGATGTCACAGCCAATGCATAGTCGAAAGCAGCCTCAGCTTCGGGTGATTGAGTTACCCTGGGATCTACAAGTGATACAACTGACTTTGCGGCTTTTAACTTACGGTCATACCAACCTATGGCATTACTATCAGAGTTTAATGCATTAGCAGCCTCTGTAGCCATAAGACGTGCAATCTGGTCGATATTCTCAGGTGTCTGTTCAAATGGTGTAGTTCTACCAGTAGCTGCCTGCCAGCGGTCTTGCAGTACTTGGGCAAACTCAACTAAAGTGCGTTTTTGTGGGGGTTTATATGTCCCACCTTTCATTTCAGATAGCTCGCCGGGGCTCGGCATGATGGTCATATTCGTGGCAGCCAAGTCCGCATCAGAAACCTGGAGTGGGTTGTTTACCTGGCTGAGTGCGGGGCCTGTTGGCACCTCAGGAATACTACGACTGTCGTCTGCCTGCGGTGGTGTGGACACAGTGACTTTGTCGTAAACCGGGTGGGGCTTACCCCGAACACTAATGTTCCCAATGATGTTGCCGGTCTGCACCTCGCCCTGGGTTGTAGGACGTAAACGTGGCTCAGAAGGCTGGTTAGGATATGTTTCTAAGGAAACTGGGTTCTGAAGGTTTGTGTCTAGACTGTAGACGTGCTTGCCACGGATCGTAGTCGAAACCACTGTCGCCGGGCCATCGTAGTCAATCCACTTCCAGCCAGCTTTCTGTTTGAACAGATTTACCTTTACTTTAGGACCGTCTGCTTTGGTAGCTGGCTCCGCTGTAGTGTCGTTGGTCTCTAGGACGGGTTTGCCATCAACGACTTTAACCGAGCCACCTGTGTATGTGGTCCCCGTGACATCCTGTTTAGTATCAAGGTCGATATAGTTGCCACCAGGTACAGGATTTTGTACGCCAAACATTTCTTGCATATCGGGCTTATTGTAGGGAACAGGGATAACACGGGCATCGTCAGAGATAGCCTCTTGAGTAGCCTGGGCCTGCTTCAACATCGATGGTTTGCGCTTCTGCTGGCGGCGAACCCGATCGACATAGGGCTTATAGAACTTGTCCACGTTCTCCTGGGAGACACCCTCATCAACGAGTAGCTGTTGGACCTCTTCCATGGCCTCGATTGGCATATTCTCAGTCTGGACCGCCTCTAGGGCTGTATAAAGTGCCTCTAGCTCAGTGTCAGGTAGATTGGGGGTGTCGAGTAGCTGCGCTTGAAGGCGTAGGCCCTCGGTGCGGTTCGCATCTATGCCAGCCTGGTAGTTCTCGGACGTAGTTGTCTGATTGCCGTTAACCGTAGGCTGCGCTGGGGCAGTTGTGTCAACATTTGGTGCCGGAGACGCCTGGGCAGCAGGGGCTGCGTCCATTTTGGGTACATTGCCCATCTGGATTGCCCGAGCCTGGGCCAGAGGTTGGTCTGGGAGGCTAGTACGCTGAACGCTACTTCCACCGTCCATGAGACTGGCGTCCAGGTGGTTGTTCACCAGGTTGACCAGCTGGGTGAGAGCCCGGATAGGCCGTTGCTCACCGTTAAGACCCGCCTGGGCATCATCGAGGACCTTGTTGATCGCCACATCATTGGGGTTCTTGCTGTCAGCTGGGTGCTTCAAGCGTAATTCAGAGACCACTGTTTGGATCTCTTCTGCGGGGATACCTGTGCCGACCGCGACAGTGCCCAATGGGCTACCATCTGTGGCGTTGCCTGTCATGCCTGCAAGTGTACTGACGATGTTGGCGTCTTCTGCCTCCTGGGCTGCCCTGGCTGCTGCATCGTCAGCCTTGGCTTGCTCTGCCTGCTGTCTCTCTAGGGCAGCCGCTGCAATTATGGACTCACCGTCTGGGGCAGGTTGTCCTGTGAGTTTTTCGAGCTTCGTTACAAAGCGGTTGACCTTGGAACGGCGACCCGTGGCTGCATCAACGGCCCGACCGGCGGCAACAATGCCTGCGGACTTCAGTGGGCCAACAACAGATGCACCATAGAGGCTACCAATTGTGCTGAGACTGCGGTTGGGGTCGTAGTTACCTGAATTGTCAGTGAACGGGTTTAGGAAGTCCGTGAATTGGCTGACGCCACCTTTGAGGCCGTCTTGGAAGAGATCTGTGAGGACATCTCCCTGGGCAAACAGGTCCAACAGCTGACCGGCTTCTAAGGAAGTAGGCCCTAGAAGGCGGACGATAGCGTCAGCATTCTCTTTTGTGACCTTAGATTTGACTTTGTTCTTACCCTGGCGGATGGCAGTGGCGGCTGCGGCGTAGTCTTCTAGTAGCTGATCGAGAGTTTCTGCATTCTTTGGAGACAACCGAGCTTTAACATCTGGATGGGTGGCTATTGCCGAGATCTGGCCCGAGATCTTCTCATGTGCAGCCTCGAGTGTAGCTTTTGCACCACCACCGGCGCGTACATCCTTGAGGTTGTTGCCTTGAGCTTCTGATATTTCACGGAGGGTACGAGCCAGGTCAGCAGCTGCGCCACCATATGCGGGGTTCTCCATTTTCTGAGCCCAGACAGTCTTGCCTACATTGGCCGCCTCAGCGCCAGCCTGCACTGATCCGCGAATAGTACCACCACCCGCACCGCCCTTGGCAGCAGACTCAAACAGGCGATCACCAATTTCCCCATCTTTGAAGTCTTTACCGGCAATAGCCTCTGCGCCGATGGACACACCCTCTTGGGCAGCCTCTGTGACGGCCTCAGTAGCAAAACCTGCGGTAACTGCCTTGGTAAGGCGACCCAGGCCATTCTTCTCCAAGAGCGCGGTTATGCCCTTAGTGCCGAGCTTACCTATAACCTCTTTTGGGACGCCCTTCAAAAGCATACCAATACCAAGGTTTTCTAGTACAGCATAAAGTGCACCACCAGCGGTTGAAAGGCGGATGCGGTCCTCTCGGGACAGCCCTTCTATATCCTTTAGATTGTTATTGACCTCACCCGCGCCGAGTAATGGCGTGAGCGAACCACCGCTGGCAAGTGCTGCAACCATAGGTCCTATGCTCTCAGCGGTAGATGTAGCAGCAAACTGAATAGCACTTGGGATGCCTGTTACATCAGCTGTTGTCATAGGTGTATAATTTAAGTCATCCACTTTGTTACGGAGGTTCTGTTCCCTCAGGGATTGCTCGGCACTAAATGCGTCTGCTATCTCCTGGCGGGACTTTGTCTCTAGGCCAAATGCATCACGAACAGGTCGAACAATGTTCTCTGTTCCCCAGTTCAACATAGAACCTACAGGGCCATCCTCGAGCTCCTGGTTGGCGTCACCTAAATAGCCAGCGACATTTGCCCTGGCACCTAGATCCCCATATTCCAGGGCATCCACTAAAGAGCGGTTGGGGGCCGCTGCGGCTGCGGGAGCCTGGCCACGCTCTTGTTGAGCCAGGTATGCAATAGCGCCTTCTGCGGTGGCACCACGCACGGTTACTGTTCGCCCGTCAGGCGTTTTTATCTTAAAGTCAGGCATATGTGGTGTCCTATTCGGTAACTATTGAATAACCTGAGGTATCGGGGGCATTGGGGGCATTGAGAGATTGGCCGCCAGCAATAAACTGACCACTAGTGGACCCGTCTGAGTAGGTGCCCACGGCAGTACCACCAGCCAGGCGGTTGTTCATAACACGCAGAGCCTCAGCATAATCTCTGACCCAGACCTCCCAGATAGCCTCCCCGTCAGTCCAGTTGGGCTGGGCAGAACCAAAGATATCCATCTCGCGTTCAGATATGGCACCTTTAGTTTGAGCAACGTAGGACAACTGGTCGTCTACTTTGAGCTTGGCGATCTTCAAGCGTACATTTTCACGTTGGTTTCCCGTGATCTGGTCCCATTTGCGGAACATATAACCTAAGCCAACCACACCATCATGGTCCTTGAAACCCTGGAGAACTTGCATGGCATTGTTGTACTTTGAGGAGGCAACAGCTGCTTCAAAGCCTGCGTCTTTATTTGGCTTATTGGCTTTCGCTGCAATGGCTGCGGCCCGTGCCTGCTCCACTCGGCGGCTTTCCTCGATGGCAAAGGCTTGTTGTTCGGCCTGGCGGTTGTAATCTTGGATGTTCCCGTATTCCTGGCCCATTGCTGCCATCCAGTTACCGCCAGCCCCTGAAGGATCTGAGGCTGATTGGAGGCCTGCGGCACCTATACGCATTAAACCCTCAGACCGCATGTCTATCTGACCAGAAGGGACCTTCGATGAACCTCGGGCATTACCAGACAGAGCTGGGGGCTTTGGGTTTGGCTGCTTTGGGTCTACTAAGGCTGGCTGACCCTCGGGATACTCCATCCCGTTGGCTTGACCCATGGTGAGTGCGGGGCGTCCGTAAGTAAATGCATTCATGATCCGAACCATCCTCCAATTCTCTGACCCCAGGTTTCATCTCCACCTTTCTTGACCTTGCTGTTTGCAAATCCATAGCCCTGGATGCCCCCGGTAATTGCTGAACCTAATGGGTCAGAATAGTTGCCGGCAAACTGATTAGAGGTCTGAGGACCATTCTGGGTGAGCATCCCGTTCTTGTAGTCCGCGTAAACATTTGAAGCGAAGTCTCGGTTGCCCTCAAAGCGCATACGTTCATCATTCATTCGAGCCTGATCATAACCTTGGAGAGCACCCCCGGCGCCCATGCCCATTTGGTAACCTGTGTTGGCCGTGTTCATACCTGAGTTGTAGGCATTCTCGATCGAGTTATTGGCTGCACCAGCGTTCATCAATGCGTTACCTTGATCGGCAAATGCTTGGCGCTGTTCACCCAGAGACTGAGTGCGGAGGCCATCAAGAACTTGGGAAGACACATCCGCGCGGCGGTCATCGTAGGCACGCTCGGCTACTGCTGTAGCTACACCGGCGCGACTGGAGTTTGTATTACCCGAGCCACTTGCAGCCATATCAATGCCTGTCAGCGTGTTCTCTTGTAGGTTGCGACGATCGTCACGCATTGCGGCGTTAACCAGGGGGTTCATGTTGTCCATGGCATACTGGTTTGCAGTGTCCATGCGTCCCTGTGCAGACACGCCATTAGCCATACCCTGGTACTGGTCGTACAAACCACGGGCGTTTGCGCCAAAGCCTGCATTAGCACCAGCCATGTCAAAACCACGGTTCATGATGCCCATTGAGGCATCCCCGTAACCTCTGGCTGCGCCGGTCTGGTAACCATTGGGGCCAGCATAGGTGGGTCCACCGTAGAAACCTGCGGCTAACCGGGCATCGTTGGCAGCTTGGCCGCCTTCTAATGCTTTGTCTGTGTATGGTTTGTATTGGTTGAAGCCAGCCATGTTCTGGCGGTTTGCTTCGTCTGCGGCGTTACTCTGTTTGTTTGCGCTGTAGAGACCTACACCGACGGATGCGATTGTTGCGATCCATGCCATATTATTATTCCTCTTCACTCATCAGTGTGTGGGTTTGCATAAAGTCCTCGAGGCCAGACAGATCTGGTTCCTCCAAACCCATTGCTGAGTAAGTTGGGCTTATGACCTCTTCTTCTATGTCTGAGAGATCTTCTTCTTGGTTGTGCTTTGTTAGATGCACGGTCGTTAGGATTGCATCCTCGAGGACGTGGAAGGCCCTCTTGGATCCCGCCGGTGAGACGAAGGTCACAGGTGCAACCAGGTCCTGTTTGCCACCATTCTCAGAAACAACCAGGACGCGGCCTTGCATCAGGAAAGTCAGGTGAGGCAGCTTGTGTAGCTTACCTACGCAGACCGTACCTTCAGGCATAAACAGCTGTCGTGCATACTGGGCACAGCCATATTCGTCGCTCACAGGGGTAAAGTAATGCTCAACAGTAGCGTCCAGCTGTCTGTCTTGGATGTCTCCACGCTCAATACCAAGGTCGAGAATATACTGAAGAGAGGAGATGTCAGATCGTATGTTAAGGTCATGCTTCATACTGCCACCCAAGATGTACCGTTATAGACAACAAGACCCTCGGATCCGTCACCTTTAGGGTCCCAGGGAGATACAGCATAGCGAACCATGCCCTTCCTGGAGTTATCGGGTTGCCGGTCGGTGGCTTGGATTGACGCATCCGCGAGAGACTGGATGACAGCCTCGATTTCACGGTATTCCTCCTGGACGTAGTTGCCCAGGTTCTCTTTTGCCAACAAAGGTATCTGCCGCCGGACATAGCGGTTGACCAGGAGATTAAGTTTATCTGATAGAGACATAAATTACCTCCGACCTGTCACTTGGAGATCAACGTCCATACCTGAGAAGTTAAAGTCTTTTATGGTTGCGCTTGTCATCTTGTAGGACAGATAGCGGCCTGAGATCCGGGTATCGACCTTATAGGACGTGTTGCTATCAAAGGTGATGTCGGGCCCATAATTAGGGGTGCCGGTGGGTATGTCAGCTGCGCCAAAGGTGAAACTAAACTCACCGTCAGAGTTCACCGTTGAAACCTGAGGTAGCATCTTACTGATCACCTTGTAGCCACTAAGAGACAAGCCTTGCTCATCAAGATCAATACCCTGGCGCTCAAGGATGAAGGGCTCAGAATAAGTCGTATCAACAGAGAAAGACAGGGACCCAGTGTCCGCGAGGTCAATACCATAGAGTTTACTCTGGGTCACACCCCCACCAACTGTAGAAATTACGATAGGGTGCCTGGCATATGGGCTCTCCTGGTCATGGTAGGAACCACCGATAGACGCATAGGTCTGCGTGGCATCTGCATATGAGAACACCGAGTTTACGTTGGCTTCAGTCCCTGTGATTACATTAGGGAGATCCTGGAAGGTCCAAACGTCCTCTTTGTAGTTGTACACGGCGGCTCGGTTGCACGATGTGCCATCCGTATATACGGCCATGTCATCACCGGAGTGGTAGCAGAAGTATACTTCCTCGAGATCCGTATTGTGCATAGTGAAGCAGGCATTGTGCTTACTGTTATCGATGCCACTGAAGATGTAATCACGGACGCGACCATCGCAGATCGAGGTGCGCGTGTTACCATCAGTCATGTAGATATCGTCTCGGTCAAAGACATAATGGCGACCCTCGACCTCCGTGATGCAGTTCTGGTTAATTACACCAGCGTCATCAAAGACCTTGCGGAAGTTAAAGATGAACGTACCGCCTACGAACTCCATCATCCACACCTGGTCCTGTGAGTAGACCAGGAAGTTAGGGCCAAGGGTTGCACCATCGATGATAGGCGTCTTCATCTGTACGAGGTCATTGAAGCCAGCACTGTTGGTAAGATCAGTCTCATCCCATGTAGTAGGCACCTGGTTGGCCAGTACGGGGTCTGAGAACCTCACACGGTTCGGGTAGGCTACGTTGGTTTCCACGGTGCCCAGCGCCAACAAGAAGTCGCCAAAAGATCTAAGAGACGTAGTACGCATCCCTGACGGCCAATTGGGGAGATCAATAAAGTTAGTCTGAGATCCTGTGCGTGAGATAGGCGTCTGATCGTCCCTGTTTAGGTACTGCACATCAGCCAGGGTTGTGGCTGTGACAGCTGGGATAGTAGACGCCGTACCTGAGGTCGTCTTCCGGGTCGTAAAGGTCCCATTAGAGAACTCGCGGACATCGAAGACATCATCTACGACCAACACTGTGTCAAAACCAGTGAGCGAGGTGATGCCATAAGCAAACACAGGGTCGAAGGAGATATCCGAGACACCACGCATGATGGGACCACGTTGAACAGAACCATCAGAGAACCTTACGTTCTTGGCTCTAGTGAAGGCGTTGATAGGGAGGTTGTAGGGGTCAACATCAGTGACCACGCCCACGGACCCTAGTCCACGGATTGGTAGGTTAGGCATGGCCTGAGTTCCTTATGAGAATACGAATATGTAAGACTGGGGCTTGGAGAGCTTATGGGTGTACCTTACGGTGTAAGGGCTACCATCTGCTGCATCTGCCCAAGCGGAGCTGCCAGTCCAACACGATCTATCAGATACAGCCTCTGGCTCATTTGCAGATATAAGACGACCAGAGTTATCATAGCGATCCACAGGGCACAGAAGTGGGCTGGCCTCTGAGGGCTTCTTGTATCTCTTTTCGATTAGCATCTCGTTGTTTGAAGAGAAGTAGTAGCCAACTATCATTTCATCAGGCTTCTCAGAGTCAACGTATAGACGAACCTTGTCTGAGCCTAGACTTGCTAGGTCCACAAAGTATCTACCTGTCACAGCCTCCTGTATGACTGAGGGGACATCCCCCATAATACGAGAAAGCGTAGAGATACTTGGTGTGACAGCACAGATAGTACCTATGCCATCACGACACGAAAAGACTATACCTGTGATGTCACCCAATACTTCAGAGCTTAGGTTACTCAGGCTTGTGTCGGTGTGGGAGAAATAATTGCCAAGTGACATTTAGTGACCTCTAACTTGCGGGGACAGTGAAGGTAAACGTGCCGCTAGACTTAAACTCTTGCACAGTGTTACCGACTTGGAGACGTGCGTAGCCTCTATGTCCAGCTACACCAGAGCGGTTTCCTCCTTGGCCACCAGCGCCTCCTGCACCTACGATCACTGTGATTACAGTGCCTACGGGTACATCAGTGAGAGTGCCAGCAACACGAGTAGAGGCTGCACCACCATGGCCACCGCCACCATCTGTGCCGTATGTACCGCCGTTGTCGCCACCAGCGCCACCAGCACCTGCACCATAGCTGCCTTCTGGGGCGGGCTGTGATTGCCCTTGCTGACCAACAGCATTACCACCGGGGCCATAGTAGGAGGCTTCACCAGCAAGACCAGTGTGTGCGCTAGTTGGGGCATTAAGGCCACCTATGCCACCTGTGCTTGTGATCGTAGAGAAGGCAATTGCTGCTAGGGTAGTAGTACCACCAGTACCAGCGCGTCCTGAGCCTGTGTAGTTCTCAACGCCGTAGCCACCGCCACCACCGCCACCAATGATCTCGTAGGTTACGTTGGTTGCATTGGCTACACCATAGAAGTCTCCAAGGGATATGGGGCTACCGCTGTTAGGGACACCAGTGTTGTTAGGAGTTACAATAGAGCCATCAAGGTAAAACTGAGAGAGGCTGACGGGGCTGGAAGTTCCAAACTCAGTCTGGAGGTCAGCCAAGGATATTACACCCGATGCTGGCAGTGTCATCAGATAGAACCAAAGCCTGTGATGTCGCCTACAACTGTGAGATTACCAGAGGCATCCAACTTCATCTTACCTACGCCACCTGTGGAAAACACAAGATTGGTGCCAGTCTGAGTGACCGTCCAGTCGCCTAAGTCAACTGTGGTGACATTGGCTGTCGTAATGTCTGCTGTAGGGGCCACAAGAGTGCCAGTGAACGTAGGAGACGCCAGGGGTGCCTTAGTGTTCATCTGTGTCTGGATGCTGCTAGTGACACCACCAGTGAAGTTAAGTTCAGCTGTGGTGGCCGTGATACCATCGAGGACGTTGAGTTCAGAGGTGGAACTGGTGATGCCATCGAGGACATTCAGTTCAGCCTGTGTGGCACTCACAGCGCCGCTTAGGTTGGGCAAAGTGTTCGTTAGAGTAATCTTGAGGAGGCGGATGTGGTCGTCAGCTTGCGCAAGACCGTCAGTGGACGCGGGGTTCGTAGGGACCAAGGCGTCTAGGTAGGTTCCGGTTTCTAGGCCCATCTTGGGTTCCTTTTATACTTTGGTTTTCAGGGGGGACCCCACGTTAACGAGGTCGGACAACAACAACAACAACGCGGCCTTTAGTCCCCACTTTTGAAATCGTCTTATTGATTGACCCACCGGGGCCTCAGAATGACGATAGGGGACCCAAATGGGATTGATTGATTGACATTGATTGATACCAGGTAGCCTAAGCCTCTGATATCGTTGGTGACTGAAGGTCAACGGATACTTTATCTGATGACGCTTGGTAGACATTAGGTCATTAGTGCTGACCTTCTGTAATTCTTGTCTGGCTGAAGGGCTCGATCTTTAAGCACAGAATACGGACCTAAGTCACACACCTCGGTCACACCTTGGATGACAGACGATCACACATCCTTGGTCCACTCTTGCCAGACCTTTGGATGACAGAT